AATTGCTAAAAGATTAGGCGTGCCATTAGAAGATTATGCAAAACAATTAAAAATCACGGAAGGAGTATAAGCATATGGAAAACGATAAAATAAAAACTTCACGTGCGAGTCAAACTAGAGAAAAAACTTCTCATAAAAAAGTATGGACTCCACCCTCATCACTTGATGCACCCCCTGCGCCAGACGGTTATAGGCACAGATGGATAAGAGCTGAAACATTAGGATACAATGATACAAAAAATGTAGCAGCATCATTAAGAGAAGGATATGAATTAGTTAGATCTGATGAATATCCGGATTCTGATTATCCAACGTCTAACGACGGTAAATACGCAGGAGTTATACAAGTAGGAGGCCTTTTGCTCGCAAGGATACCAGAAGAGATCGCGCTTCAAATAGAAGCTTATTACAATAAGCAAACTAGAGATAAAGATGAAGCAATTAATAACGATCTTATGAAGGAAAAGCAATCAGGAATGAGTTTCAGTAGTGATTCTCAATCCCGTGTAACTTTTGGTGGTACAAAGAAAAGCTAATTATTTAGTAATTCCTACCCAACAAATTAACAATAAACCGTACCGGAAGCCTTCACAGGCAGGTACATAAAAAGGAAACAAATACTATGGCAAATGCAAGTACAACTGGATTTGGTTTAAGAGCTGTTATGAATGTTGGAAATACTCCAGCAACTTCAGGACAATCTGAATACAAAATCCAAACTGCACCTGGCGTAGCATCTAACAAAGGTGATCCAATGTCTTACAATGACGGTGGAGCAACTGCGGGCGAAGCTGGTAAGGTACAGGATGCTTCTTTTACTACAACTGATGATGGAGGAAATGGCGGAACTGCGTGGACAACTGCGAACTCTGCTCTTCTAATAGGTGTTTTCAACGGAGCTTTTTATATTGACTCTACTGGAAAACCTACATTTTCAAATAATGTAGTAGCTGGGCAAACAACATCAAAGGACTACAATAATGGTTCTGATGATATAACTGCTTTTATAATCGACAATCCTAATCAGGAATACGTTGTAAAAGCTGACGCCGCTTTGGCGCAAACTCTTATTGGAGTTAACCCAATGCAAGGCTTTAACACTAACAACTATACAGCAACAGATAACAAAGATGGTCAATCGATCACTACGTTAGATGTTGGTTCTGCGGCAACAACTGCAATGTTTACTGTCGTAAGAAACGCGAACGATCCCGAAAATAAAGACCAAACTGCAGCTGGCTGTAATTTTGTCGTTATTCAGGCGAAAAATTCGTCGTTGTTTAACTAATAAGAATAGGAGTATATAACTATGGCAATATCAAGAGCACAACTAGTTAAAGAACTAGAGCCTGGTCTGAATGCACTATTCGGATTAGAGTACAAAAACTATGCTAACGAGCATGCAGAAATATTCGACACAGAAACATCTGACAGAGCTTTCGAAGAGGAAGTAATGTTAAGTGGTTTTGCGAATGCAGCTGTAAAACCTGAAGGTCAAGGCGTAACATTCGATGATGCGCAAGAGACTTACACAGCTCGTTACACAAACGAAACAATTGCGTTAGCGTTTGCAATCACAGAAGAAGCTATCGAAGATAACTTGTATGACAGACTTGCGTCTAGATATACAAAAGCGTTAGCAAGATCTATGGCAAACACGAAGCAAGTAAAAGCAGCAGCGGTATTAAATAATGCGTTTGATTCGAACTTTGCTGGTGGCGATGGAGTTGAATTATGTTCAACTGTTCACCCAACACTAGCTGGTACGTTTTCAAATGAATTAGCAGTCGCTTCTGACTTAAACGAAACATCATTAGAACAGGCGTTAATCGACGTCGCTGCGTTTACTGATGAAAGAGGCCTAAAAATTGCGGCACAAGGAACTAAATTAATTATTCCTTCTGCGCTTCAATTTACTGCTGACAGACTTATGAATTCTGCAGGCAGAACTGGCACAGCTGATAACGATATCAATGCTGTTAGAAATATGGGAATGGTTCCTCAAGGATACACAGTGAACCACTACTTAACATCTAACAAAAAATGGTTTCTTAAAACAGATGTACCTAATGGTCTTAAACACTTTGTTAGAGCACCTATCAAAACTTCAATGGAAGGTGACTTTGACACAGGAAACGTAAGATACAAAGCTAGAGAGAGATACGTATTCGGATTCTCTGACCCTAGAGGTATCTTTGGTTCTAACGCTGTATAATCGTTAAAACTAATATTTAAAAAGGGGCTTTCGGGCCCCTTTTTTTTGTGGTATAAGGAGAGTAATCATGAAAAATTTTCTAGTTAATATCAGAGCATATGGGTATCATGCGCGTTTAGAAGTAACGTGTGAGGATAGTGCTGAAGCTATTGAAAATTCAATAGTTGACAAACTAGGAGAAAAAGGTGTAAAATGGGAAAAAGACGGATTTACAAGTTCGTCAAAAAAATGGATAACTTA